GTGCGCAAATCCATTCTGTTGAAACTCATGCTGGCAACGGCATTCCCAATGTTCGCGACCGAAGACGAAACGGGCGCCGTTGCCCCGACGACCGATGCGCCGACTGTCGACGCTCTGCCGGTTGGTGATGCTGTGCCGGTCGACCCCGCAGTTGGCTCCAACGCGGCAGCACCCGCACCGGTCGTGCAAACGCAGCCGCCGGTCGATCAACCCGGCAACGTCAACGATCCGGTTCTCGAAACGGTGAAGACACCGGCGCATAGCGTGGCCGAAGAAATCAAGGCTGAGATTCAGAAGCTGGAGCAGTTGCCCGCGGAAGTCGCAGCGTGGTTCGAAAGCAAGTTCGTCGAGCTCGCATCGCATATTAAAGCGCTTCTCTGAGCGCGCGTTGCTGCAGTAGTTGACGTCCGATGCTGGGCCATATCAACGGCCCGGCATCTCATTCCGAATGGCCGCCGCAGCGGCCTTCGCGATTGGCGATTCACTCCTGACATAGCCCTATTGCGCGAAACCACTGGAGCGGTCGCGCCACGGGTAAATGGCGCCACTCCGACGGTAACCGATCGACCGTATCCAGCAAGATCGTGGCACCCACCTGCGCGCCAACGTAAGTCCAAAGGTGGGGATTCACAGCAGCAACGAAGGGCGCGCCCGATGATGACGTGGGCGCGCCCTTTTCTATTCTCCCAACGGAAAACGCTCGTCCGCTGCCGTCATCCCTCCTCGCACACTAGCCATACACACATATCTGTCGTTCGCCGAGTTGAGCGGCGCTGCGCTTAGGCGCGGGGATAACGGGCATATCGTTCGTGCCACTCAGCGAGGGCGATACCGCAGCGGCCAGCGCACAACGGCTTTGCGTGCGTAGTCGGATGGCTGCACTACCATTTGGAGCTTTGGGGCGTATGAAAATCGAGAAATTGCTGGAGTCGGTGCTGATCGAGGGTGCGGGGCAAGGTGACGTGGTGTTCATGGCAACGCCGGCCGGAATGTCTGCTGCCGACTATGTGAAGTTTGCCGAGGCATTCAAATCACACGCGCAGAGCATTCGCAAGAGCGATGCATATTTCCCGCGTTGCATCGTTCTTCCACCGGGTGTCTCCATCGAAGTCGCGCGCGCACAGATCGAAGACCGGATTGAGGTCGCCGGCACTACGTGTTCCGCCCCGCTCATCGGCATGAGCCCCGATGCTGGATGCCCGCACGGCTAATGACCCTCGTCAAACACTTCGGACGCAACACCACCGGCTGCGACCTGGTCGTGGGCGACGTGCACGGCTGTTTTGAGAAATTGCGCAGCGCGCTCTACGCCATCGAGTTCGATTCGACTATCGACCGCCTGTTCAGCGTTGGCGATCTTGTCGACCGCGGTCCCGATAGCGACCACGCGCTCGACTGGCTCAAGCAGCCGTGGTTTCACGCGGTGCGCGGCAATCATGAGCAGATGGCGATCGACTTCGCGCGCGGCGCCCTTCCCGCTGACTTGTACGTACGGAACGGTGGAGGCTGGAACGTCGCCAACCCGAATCCGGCGCGCCGCGAGTTCGCCGATGCCTTCGAATCACTGCCGATCGCAATCGAAGTCGAAACGATCAACGGACTTGTCGGCATTGTCCATGCGGATTGCCCGCTGCGCCGCTGGCAGGACATACATGCTGCGCTGACCGGGCAAAATGGTGAGGCTTTCCAGGAGGCAATGCTCTGGAGCCGAGACCGCTTTGAGCGCGAGAACCGCGATAACGTCGAGGGCGTTCGCGCGGTCGTCGTAGGGCATACCCCGCTCGAACGGTACTCGAGCCTCGGCAACACGATTTACATCGATACCGGAGCATGGATCGCGCGCGAGAACCGGCAATTCACGATTCTCGAGCTGGAGACGCTTCGGCCAGTCCATCAACCATCGACGAAGCTCTTCGATGAGCGCTGAGGCGCGGAGGCGCGAACTCCACGCAGAGCCAGTCGATTTTAACGACTGGCTTATCGAGTGCGCCCGGCGCTATGCGCGCTCCGACGCCGCACCTGACTTCTACTCTTTCGATGAGTCGATCAATTCCTGGTTGATGCTTCACGGCTGCGGACTCACGCCGCAGGATGCCCTGTCCCGCATGTTCGGCACGCTGCATTAGAAAACGCCGCCGCGCGGGCCGGCGGGCGCACAGCACAATGACCTCATGGCACAAACCGTCTCCTTTACTCCCGCCGATATCGAGGCGCAGATCCAGCACTGGCTGTCTACGGAAGTGGATGGCTATCTCGGCTCGACCTACGGCACCACGATTCGCGAACTCCTGCAGAACCCGTTCGGCGCGGGTCTCGCGAATGCATTCCTCGCGAAGATGCGCGCCGATATCCCGCTGCTCACCATGCTCCCGGCGAATGCCGTCGACCTGTCGTATGTGGACCAGGGTCCGGACAAGCGAACGATCATGATTTCGGTCCTCGGCCGCACCGTAAGGATCAACTGATGTACTCGAAAAGTGACTTCGATACGGCGGTCGAGAACACCATCGACAAATACCCGACGGTGGCCGCGCGCTATAAAACTGGTGACCCGACGGTAACGGCGCTGATCGGTTCAGTGACGCAGATTGCGGCGATGCTCTCGCAGCAGATCGAAATCGAGGGAATCGAGGCATTCGAGAAGGTGCGCGACGCGACGATTCTGGCAGATGCCGCGGTTCGCGGACTGGTGCCGCAAGGTATCCCGACGCGCGTCAGCGTGAACGTTGTGAACAGCGACGTCAACCCGTACACGCTAAACGCTGGCCGCACGCTGAGCGACGCGGGTGGAAATGATTACGTGGTGGACACCCCGGTCACTGTGCCTGCGGGCGGCAACGGGTCTGCGGACTGCCTGCAGCAAACAATGCGCGTCATAACGAACACCGTTACCACGTCGCAGCCGTTCTATACGATTCAGGTTCCGCCGGCCGCCGACGGCTCCTTCATCGCCGGCATCTCGGTTGCCGACTCGGCGGGTAACGAGTTCACTTACGCCCCCGGCTTCACGAACATCAGCAACGGCGAACAGGTCTATACCGTCGAGGTGGACGAGTACCAAAACATTTTCGTGAAGTTCGGCTATGGCGGCGTTGTGGGTTATCAGCCGGCCGCCGGCGAAGTCTTCAATCTGACGATCGTCGACACCGTTGGCGACATCACCATCGCAACGGGAAGCCCCTTCTCGCTCGACAACATCGAGACGCCTCAAGATTCGCTCGTGAAACTCACGCTCGGGACAGTCCTCATTCAGGGCCAAGACCCGATGGACATCGCCACGCTACGCGAGCTCTGCAAGTATCCATCTGCGTATGATGCGAACGCGGTCTATCTTGGCGAGTTCGACTACCTGATTCGGCGCAACGTGCCGGGCCTGCTGTTCCTGTCCGTCTGGAACGAACAGGTCGAGGAATCGGTGCGCGGGCCAAGCGAAGACAACATCAACAAACTGTTCGTCTCGTTCGTTCCTCCGGTCGGCGGCGACCAGGCAGCGTATGAAGCGCAAATCACCGCCCTCATTCAAGGCGCCGACGACTCTTACAAGATCGGCTTCGTCGCGGCGAACGTGATCAAGATCGTCGCTGGCGTCAACGCCACCATCGCGCGCGTGTACGACCAGGTCGCGGTAACGCAGCAGATCATCGACGTGATTCTGGCGCAATACGGTCAACTCGCGCCGGCGGTCACGTTCGGGCAATTCACGGTCCAGAACAAGGTCATCAATCAACTGCTGCGCGCGAACGTGCCGGCGTTGCAGGATAGCGCCTCAGACTACTCCGTCACTCTCGCGCCGGTCACCGGCCAGCTTCCGGAGGACTACCGGTTCATGGACACCACTAGCCTGACGGTCACCGTGACGCTGTCGAAGTACACGGCCGGCAGTTGGGGCGTATGACGATCGCCCCGCCGACCCTTGGCCCGCTCATCAATAGCGCCGAATACGACGACGTCGAGAGCGAGCTCAAGCAAATCTTTCTCGACCTGTTCTCGACGTACATGCGCGCGAGCGAGCGCGACCTGAATGTCTACGGCACTGCGCACCTTGGCTCACTGGATCTGCTGACAAAGCGCATCAAGGAAGATGGCCTTGCGGTGTTCGGCGACGATACGAATGCCGTCGAGTACCTGTATCGCGCATGGAATTTCCGCAACCCGAAGCGCGGCATGATCTTCCTGCGGACGTATCTGCAATTGCTCTGGCCGAATGCCTTCGTCATCGACCAGCTTTGGCAGCAAAAAGGCGTTCCGTACCCGACCGCGCTCTTCACGCGCGCGCAGATCACGGACGCCAACCCGGAAACGAACTACTACCTGACGAGCCGCTTGCGGGTATCGATCGACGATGCCAGCGAGACAGGCGTCAGCGCAACGCGTGTCCTGCCGGCGCTGCTCGCAGTGCTGGCAGCTCGTTTCCTGATCGAGTTGCAGGTTTTGAAGCGCTTCACCGACTCGCTCGGCTTCGCGGATGGCATGTATGCCGAGAACGTCGCGTTCTTTGAGGGCGCGCTGGTGCTGGCGTATCCGACAAGCGGCGCACTCGGCATCTCATCGGGTGCGTACAGCGAGAACGTTGGCTTCTTCGCCGGCTCGTGCAAGCTGCCGGGCACCTGATGTGGAAAAGCGGGGCGCACATGAGGTGCCTCGCGGACCAGAATCAAGCCACTAGATTCCCAAACAGCGCCATGCAAACAGACCTCATCCGCTACAACCTGACCGAGCGCGGCCGAACGTATCGCGGGAAGCCGCGCAACTTCGACATTCCGAGCATCGTTGCCGCGATCAATAGCGGCCCCTGTCAGGAAAAGGTCAAGCACCGCGACATGCTTGGCTACTACGGTCACTGGCCGCGCGTGAAGTTCGGGATGAATCCGGCGGAAGGTGGTGTCGTCGACGGTAAGGCGGTGCGCGTCGAGCCGGCAATCGTGACGACGCATCTGAAAGCGTTCGATGATGGCACTATTGAACACCGGGCGGAATTCCTCGACAACGACGCCGGCAAGCTCGCCTACAACCTCTACAAGTCGAAGGCTGGAGGCTTCTCCTCGGCGATCGATGAATTCAAGCGCAACGGCCCGGAGTTTTACGGCTTCGACTATGTGCTGGAACCGAACTACAGCACGAACCGCGGCTACGAAGTTGCGCTGGACAGCGCATTGACGCTTGACGCCATCGAGGCGGTCGAGGCCTACAACGAACACATCGGCGGCATGGCGCGACTGCTCGACTCGGTCATGGCCGATCGGAACAACGTCGATGCCGCCTATCGCGATGCGCTCAAAGCGCTCGCGACGGTGTCGGCCGAGAACGAGACCTATATTTCGCTGCTCACGCGCGGCAAAGCACTCGACAGCGTTTCATCGCTTGAGAGCGTGGAACCCCCTCTTCTCGTCGACCGCTCCGGGCTGAGCGCGCTCGAGCGCAACATCAAATCGTTCAAGACTGCGGACCTGGGACGCTTCGAGCCGCTTGAAGATGAAGCAAAGCCGGCAGACAAGACCGTCACGAACGTACTGGACAGCGTCCTTTCCCGATGAAAGAACTCCAGACCGCACTCGGCGGATATCTCGAACGTTGGCACAAGCATCTCGTCCCGACGACGCCAGCCCTGACTGAATACGCCGCCCGCGCTTTCGCGACCAGCGTTGCGTGGGCGCCCGGCCGCATGGTGGACGCCGCAAGCGAAATGCTCGCGGCATGGCGTCGCAATGACAACATCGGGAAAACGACTGGCGCGTTGATGCCGGTGGCGCTGGTCGCGCTGGCGAAGGATTACGCCCCGGTCCCCGGCGACCACTCGCGGCAGATCGCCAACGAGATGTACGTGACGATCCCAAGCGACCCGAAAGAGCGCATTTTCAAGATGCGTAAGATCGAAGGGTTGCGCCGCGGTCAGATCCTGATCGGCGCCTCGGAAGAGGAGACGGCGCGTAATCTGATGCAGCAACTAATCTTGCACATCAACGCCGTAGAGAATCGCTATTTCTACGCGACGTATCGGTTCGCCGGCATCGACCAGCCGTGGGGAATCACGGTCGAGACAACGGATATTCCCGCCGAAGTCGCGGCGGACACTGAAGAAAAGAACCTGACGATGCTCGTCATCGACGTGCATTTCATTGAGTCGATTCCCCTTTTCAAGGCCCCCACTCAAAGCGAGCCGAACGACGGTCAGGGCGACGGCACCCCCGACAATCCAAGCGGTTATCCGAAGCTCAACGTCATCACGTTCACGGACGAGAACAACGGCATGCAGGCGCAGCAGCGGGTGGACCATGACGGCCCGATCTTCGGTGCCGACAACTTCCCGCCCGACGAATCGTGAATATTCAGGCAATCTTCAAAGGCTACGCTGGCGACGGCGTGACCCTGTACTCGAAATGGATGAATGGAATCCTCGTCGTCAGCAAGATCGCACCTTACCGCACGGATCGGTTCAAGGATTGCTTGATCATCGCTGATGCCGACGTTCCCGCTCGAGAGTCGTTCTTCACAGATGACCACATCAGCGATGCAATAGCGGCCTACATGCACATGAAGGCGCTCCACGAAATCGATTTTATGGAGGCGGCGTCGCGCGCAAACCCCGATCGCTTCGTACAGGAGGGCGACACCAATACCGGCGAGCGCCGCTTTATGGTGAAGCCTCAGGTCGAGAACTACGGTATGGCCGTGCTGGCTACATGCTGGCAGGTGAAGCGCTCGAAGACCATCTCCAAGAACCTGTCGCTGATGGACTCCCTGCTCACGCGGCGCGGAACAATCCACACTATCTAGCCGGAAAACACGCGGCAGAGCGCCGTGGGCACCAAACAAGAATGGGCAATCCAAAGGAGTTGGAATGCCCACGTCTATACCGGTTCAACCCACCATCACAGCAGATGGTCTTGCCGCTGTTTTCAATGCTCAGAGCACCGGCGTTGAGTTTGAAATCTCGCACATTGCATTCGGGACCGCGCAGTACATTCCCAATGGAACCGAGACTGCGCTGCAGGCCGAAAAGGTCCGTGTTCCGATCGCCGGCGGTGGCCGCATCAGCCCGACGCAAATCCAGATTTACGCCGTCGCGATGGCGGCCTCCGGCAATCCGTTCTTTGTCGGCGAAGTCGGTTTCTTCGGTGACGACGGCGTGACGCTTCTAGCGGTCTATAGCAGCACCGGCACGCCGAATCTGTTCCTGTCTGACACCGTCGCGACGTCAGTCTCGTACGCGCTTGGCCTGGCTGCTCTGCCCGCGAATTCGGTCACGGTCACGATCGACCCGAGCGCATCGGCCGCGCTGCTGATTATCGGCCAGCACGTCGCCGCGGCGGATCCGCATCCGCAGTACGTCCAGAAGGTCAACGGCGTTGCCTTCTATGACCCGAATGTCACGTTCGTCAAGAGCGCGGAAATCATCGGCGATGACCTGTTGGTCTATCAGTCCGTTCAAGCGAACAACATCGGGCATCCGCCCTCCTCTTCTCCGACGTGGTGGGTGCCGCTATACAACTACGGCGATACGCCGGTCGCGGGACTCGCTGGCGCCAACGTTACGCTGACGTCGACGCAGGCCGCGCGCGCACACATCACGCTGAGCGGCGCGCTGACGGCGAACATCAATGTCATTTTCCCGAATTGGGTGAAGGACTGGGCGGTCGTCAATAGCACCACCGGCGCGTTCAGCGTCACGGCGAAGACTGCGGCGGGCACCGGCGTCGTGATTCCCCAAAACGGATCGCCCACGCGAATCCACGGCGACGGGACGAACATCATGCAGCCTGCGGAGAACATCGCCCCGGCGACGCAGCCGTCGCATGCGGTGCAGTTGGGGCAGATGACGGGGCGCTTGATTGCGGTTCGCCTGTTCACTGTGACGGGCGTTTATACGCCAGGCGCGGGCGTTAATAGCATTGTGGTTGAAGGGGTTGGCGGCGGTGGCGGCGGTGGCGGAACTGTGTCGACTACGGCAAGTCAGGTGGCCATCGGTGGTGGTGGTGGTGGTGGTGGATATTTCAAAACACGCCTGACATCTGGCTTTTCTGGGGTCTCGATTACGATTGGTAGCGGCGGATCTGGCGGCGGCTCCGCATCAGGAGGCGATGGTGGAAGCACCTTGTTTGGATCCTTCGCGGGAGCAACGGGAGGTGGTGGCGGTGGCATTGGGACCGCTCTTCTGCCTCCTTACGCTCAGATCAGCGGTCAATCCGGCGTTGGATTTAATGGTTCCATCCTCAATTCATCGGGGTCTTCTGGCGGAACGTCAACTGCCGGTTCGTTGTTATCGTATGTCTCAGGCAACGGAGGTTCCAGTTTTCTTGGCATGGGCGCGTCATCAATCGGAGCAGTGACATCGGACGGCGCCGCAGGAGCGGCGTATGGCGCTGGTGGCAGCGGATCGGCTACCGGACCCTCCGCCGCCGGACATTCTGGTGGAAATGGCTTCCAGGGCGCATGTATCGTCTATGAGTATTCTTAGAAAGAGAGTCCAAGATGTCTATAGGAAACTACGCAGTGGTCGAAAACGCAATCGTATCGAACGTTATTGTGTGGGATGGGGTTTCAGAATGGGAACCGCCGGAAGGATCATTAATCAATCTTCTGCCAGTCGGCTCACCGGTTGGTCCGGGGTATGAATTTGACGGAAAGAACTACGCTGCCCCGTCGAATCCGGCGTAAAGAATGGTCGGGCCACCTCTTTCTGCCGATTTGCCATAAATGGGCGCTCGATTAGTGCATAAGACAAAAAGCAGATTGGGAAAAGCCACGGCGCCATCAAGATGGCAAGGTGCAATCTCGACAGGGGCGAAGCGAAATCGAGAGGCGCGACATGCATCACGATGATCCAGAACACAGCCGGCAGGAACAAATGGATCAGGTAGATGCTGTAGCTCACCTCGCCGAGAATGCGCAGAGGTTTGGTGGATAACATCGCCTTGTGGCCGAACACGAGCGCAGGGAATCCGACCACGCACAGGACGAATTCCTCGGAGCCGTGAGAGGCCAGATTCGAGAAAATGGAGATGCCAAAAGTGAGTATTCCAAGCACGAGGAGCAGCACCTGCCAGGCCGTCCCGATCCTCACTCGCTCGGCAAACAGGGCCGTCACTGCACCCGGAATGAAGAACATCCAGATCTGCTGAGTCACCAGTTTTTCCCGATAGATCGAGCAAAGGATGACGAAGAGCGCCAGCATTGCAAGCCACTTCGGGCGTGCCAATATCGCAGCAAGGAATGGCACGCACAGGTAAAAGAGCCATTCCCAATGCAGCGTCCAGACCTGTCCGATAATGCTCGCCAACGGCACTCCCGAAAACTTCCCTATCGGGTCCCCTAAAAACCCCGATCCGTACGCCGACAGCACGTCAAGCAGATGAAAACTCTGGTGGTAGTTCAATTGGAGCGCGGTGTAACTGGCAAGCATCAAGCCTAGCGTCATGCAAACCAGATAAAGAGGGGCGATGCGGCGCACGCGCGATGAAATGAACTGCGGCACGTCGATCGGGCCGGCGAGTGCCTTGCGCGTGAACAGGAAGCCCGTGATGCAGAAGAATATCTGTACGCCGATATCTCCCATCGCCGTTACAAGAGACGGCCCGGTGGTCTCGCCGAACATAATCAATACGTTCCTCGAATAGTGCGAGGACACCACCAGCAACGCGGCTACGGCGCGCATTCCGTCAATGTTTGCGTAACGGTCGACCCGGAGCTTGATCTTGAAAATCGACCCAAGCGGCATTGCCAGAATTATTCCTGTGGCAAAAACTGCAACAATTGTTATTTCTGTAAGGTGCATGCGAAATCGAATGCCGGTTGTGTGGGCGGTATGGTCTACGGCGGGTATTTAACCATAAGCACGTCAGTCTTCATTGGTAATGGCTTTGACGATCGGTTTAGAACCTGTATCGCGCGATCAGCAAATCCACCGAATGCCAGATCGGAGGCGCCGGGTTCGAGCTGCTAGCCTTCATGAGGAAGTGCTGATAGACCAGCGAGAACGGCCCGCGCGAGACTGACGCACCGATGACCCATCCGAAGCGCCAGCCGTCTGTGCTGGCTAGACGTAGGCTGATTGGATCGGCGCCTGCCGTGTACTGAATGTTGCTGACATCCTCGGTCCATGTGGCGTGATACAGAGTCGGTCCAGCCTCGACGCCGAGGCGCCATTTGCCGATGTCGTAGTGAGGCTCCAGCGCGAGCAGAAACGCCTGTGCATGACCGCTTCCGCGATAGTCAGCGAGAGGCAGGCATTGCCCGTTGCAACCCTTCGTATGCGCGTTGTAATTAGCATCGAGCGGAACGGCCTTGGCGTCCGTGTTGACCATACCGAGCCATGCCCAATCCGCATGCCAGTCGATGCCCCAGTTAGCCGCCTGATAGATCGGGCCAGTCAGACCAACCTCGAACGCAGGCACCTCAAGGCGCATCTTGTGCGGAAAGGCTTCCTGAAACCAGAAGCCGTCAGGGCCTTTGCTGTAGAGGGATGCACCGATTCCCGCTTCAGGGTGGACATAATCGGCGATGCTATCCGCGTGCGCTACGGTTGAAAAGGCGAGTGCTACCCCCGCGACCGCAGCCGCGATATACTGAACCCGATTCATGGTCGGTCTCTCTCAAGTAACTGCTGTGGATCACCGCGCCCGCACCGGTGACAGCCGATGTGGGCGCACTGTTTTATTTCATCAACGATTGAACGATCGGCGCGAGGATCGCAGCTTCGCGTTGCGCCTTGATCTGGAATATCCATTCATCCGGGTAGAGGCAGGCGTTGAAATGCGACTGCCAGTTCGGTAGCGTCTGGATGTAATCGAACTGTTTGACGAGCGGCACGTTGTACTGTTCAGCCACACCGTCCATCGTCGCAACGTAGTTGTCCAGATGCGGATGATCGGCATCGCACACCGGGTTCGGTTCTTCGAGAACCGGAATCTTTCCTGCCGCGCGGACTGCTTGAACCCACGCAATCAGTGCGTCCGCGTACGGCCCGAGCGATTGCGACAGGTCATCCTCGATCGCGTGATTGTCCAGAACGATCTGTGCTTTGGACGTCAGCACGCGCTGCGCGAACGGCGCCCCTCCACCATCGACGCCATTCATCATGTTGATGATCGTCGATGCCGTGCCGCCTTCGGCCCTGTTGTCGACCGTGATAGCCTGGTCGCTCAGTAGATCGCGCAACATCGCTTGAACGTCCGCCGGCTCACTCTGTTGGCTCGCCATGCCCATTTGCGACGTCATTCCGAGCATCGCGTCGTCACCGTGAACCTCGATCAGCACTGGCACCGCTGCCGGGGCTGACGGCTCCGAAGTTGTTGGCGCACTCGCTGCGTCGGGAGCCGAGGCCGCGGGTTTTGATGCGGGCGCAGGATCACCTGTCGGCGCGGACGACGGCACTGGATCCGCGACCGACTCAGATGCCGCGGCCGGCGCTGATGCGCCGCCCACCGGTGAGGCTCCTTTGATCGATCCATTGGGCGATGCCTTTCCAGATCCACCGCATCCAGCAAGCATGCAAGCTGCAAGTGCAGACACTGCGAGGTAACGTATTGCCTGAGACGTTTTCATAGCTTCCTTGAGCGGTTGGGGTAAAAAGCAAATTCACTACGCGGCTAATAATAGCCGTATATGGCTATTATTAGCAAGGAATCTTCGAGGAAAGGCTCAACTCTCGCGTGCTTCTGGGGTACGCAGATACCGGCGACGGAACGTCGTGCTTCATGGAGCACTCGATAACGCTTCGAGGAATAGCCCGGCCGGTTCATATTTTTGACAAAAAGCGGCGCCCCATCAGGAATAGCTGATGGGGCGCTGCTTGAGTTACTTACCAACCCGGAACGACTTCATCATGAAGCAGTACATCGGTGCTGCAGCCGGCTCTTGACTATGCACGTTTTCCTAACCGCCTAACGGCGGATACGAGGCGACGTTGCCGCATGGAAAATCGGGTTGGTCAGATTTTAAGAGTTCACTAAATTAGACAGCGGAGCCGCGCTGGCTCTCTAATTCATGGGAATGACAAATGACGACTGCCTACACATCTTTCAATTCGCTGCCAATGACCGCGTTGCCCACCGCAAGCGGAATTTTTCAAAGATTTCCCGCTATCGAGACCAATACTGAAGACGCTACGTACGCGCCCGATGGACTCGTTGGAAGTCCTGTCTTTGGGCTCGGTGGCCAACCCTTGCAGGGCAATGAGATTGTCGCCGGAGGCAACGTAACGCTGGTCTCGTATATCGGACCGTTGCTGAATTCAGGCAGCGTGTGCTGGGTACTGCTTGATTGCACAGGTGCCGCGCAACAGGTCGCGCCGGCCACGCATAGCGAGCACGCAATGCAGCGTGGACAAGCCACGGGGCGCGTACTCGCGACACGGACATTCACCGCAAACGGTGCTTACACTCCGACGCCAGGCACCAACGCGATTGATGTTACGGTGATTGGCGGTGGTGGTGGCGGCGGAAACACGACCACAACGGCAGCAGGCCAGATCAGCGTTGCCTCGGGCGGTTCGGCTGGCGGCGCCGCACGCAGCTATCTGACTTCGAGCTTTGCTGGTCAAACGATGACGATTGGCGGAGGAGGTACAGCTGGCAATGCCGGTGGCCAAACATCATTCGGCAATCTGCTTGTCGCGAGCGGTGGTGCGCCAGGCGGAAACGGTATCGCCGCCGCGCCGCCGTACCTGACAACGGCGTTGGCGGGCGGGCATGCAACAGGTGGCAACGTCTTCAACGCGAAGGGAGGGGATGGCCAGCCCGGTTTTGCTACGTCCATTACCAGTTTCCTCTCGGGATCTGGCGGCTCATCGATTCTAGGTGGCGGCGGCAATGGGAGACCGACAAACTCCGGGCCGGGTACCGACGCTACGACGCCCGGATCGGGTGGCGGTGGCGCCTTGGCTGGCGGAACCGTTGGAGTCCAAGTTGGCGGCCACGGAGCGCCAGGCGCAATCATCGTCGTGGAATACAGCTAACGAAGCACGTAGTAGCAAACGGCACTGACGCGGAGACGCTCGAGGCAATCGCTCGACTCGCCGCCAGTGCCGGCGAAGCCGTTGTATATCTTCAAGCCGGAAAGTAAGACGACTTCGTTGCATGGCTCAGCGCGATGATAGGTTCACATTCCTTTGCGAACCTGCATGTCCATCGAAACCAATAGCTCAGCCGTCGCCATCTTCTATCAGTTGGTGCGCCAGTACGCCCTGACGACACCGGCTTGGGCCGTCACGCAGAGCTATCAAACGAAGCCTGATGAGCGATGGGACATGACACTGGCTAGCCGGCGCGTCTACGGCATTCCCGATGAGTTTTTGACGATCATGGCGGCGGCCGGGCTCGATTCGGTAGAGCAGGAAATGCCGGAACAACTGCTGATCCTTCCGGACGCGGCCACGTTAAAGAGTTTCAAGACGCAGGCGAAGTTCGTGAACCTTGCGGATGACCGGACGCCGACGCCGGCTAACTTCATCCCGCCCGAGTACGTCGCCCTCGTAACTCGACAGACGATCGCGCTGACGAGCGGGGGCTAGCCGTGGCCGTCAAACCGAAGTCGCGGCCCAAGGCGCGCGCGAGTCATATCCCGCACGTAGTCAAGACCCGCGGGGCGATCAAAGAAGCGATTGCGCGGTTCGCTCGCTACGACGCAATCAAGCGCCGCTCGCCGAACCTGCTGACGCCTTCCGACCTTCGGGGGAATTACGACGCCTCGCGCGTCCTGATGACTACGTTGGGCGGAGAGATTCGGCCGCTCACGGACGATGACCTAGCAGCATTCCGCGACAACGTTGCGACGGTCGCGCGCCACTACTCAAAGGGTCTGACGGCGCAGCAGATTATCAACCTCTCGCGAGACGCCGATCGCGAGCGCGCGAACGAGCAGATCCACTATGCCATTCCGTCCTCATCGAACCGCGGCACGATGCGGTTTATCACGAATGCCAGCGAAGAATCGAACGTCAAACGCCACTACACGATCGTCAAGATTCTGGACTTCGTTTCGCTGGCGTCGCAACCGGACACGCCAAAAGCTATTGCATCGAAGATGCAGCGGTCCAGCAAACTGCAGGTTTGGTGCGATTGCGGTTCCTGGCGCTTCACCTTTGCCTATGTAGCCACGGTCGGCGGGGTGAATGCAGGGCCTCCAGAAACGGTCTATCCGAAGCTGCGCAATCCCTTGCTGACCGGCCTTGGATGCAAACACATCCTCCGGACGCTCACAGAATTCCAGCGAAGCTCGGCGATACGCGAAGTCATCGCGCGGATGGTATCGCGCAATCAGCATGAACATCCGCGCCAGAATGAGGCGACTACGACGGAAGAGGCGCGCGATATTGCGAACCGGCAGCGCAAAGCGGCGCGCGACGTCGAGGTTAAGCTTCCCGGCCCCAAAGCTGACTGGGATCCACTCCGCGCGCGCCTCAAAAAGAAGTGGACCGCCGAGAAAGAAAAGCAGCCGAAGAAAACAGCGGACAAGGCCCGCGCCGACGCGCTGAAGAACCTGCGCAAGCTGAAAGACCTCGGCCAGCTATCGCAAGCCGACTACGACAAAATCCATGCGACCCTTTCGAAATAGGCGCCCCATGCTGAGTACCGTCCCGCAGCAAATGAACCTGATGGCGCGCAACGTCACGCTGCGACATCCGAACAACATGGATTGCGAGGTCTATCGCAAGGTCGTCACGCGCGCATCGGATACGGAGACGGAGGGTTATCCAACGCTCGGCGGCATGACGGTACTCGACTCCGAAGACGAGGCGGCTGTCGACTATGAGGATCTAGGTGCAGCGAAGCTCCTAAACTGCGAGCCGTTCGTCTCGGCGCAGATGGTCAATAGAGACGATGGTGTCGACCAGTCCGCCGCGGAGATGTACGTGATGGTCGAATTCCTCACCCCGCCGACCGATCCAGACGCCAAGGTGGTCAACAAGCACGACGTCCTCGCGATCGAGATATCAGCGGATGTGAAAATAGCCTACGAAGTGATGGAGGTCGACGCGGTCGTGAACGTTCCGCCGTTTGCGCGGCGGTACAGGATCGAAAAGCGTGATTTGATGGTGTTCGCGTTCGGGGAATGACTGCCGGCGACGGGCTATTTGCCCCGCATGGCCAGCAGTTCTTTCGCGCGCGCCGCAGTCATATCAAGCACGCATGACGCGCTATTGATCTGCGCCGCGGTGCCGCCTTCTGTGTCGAGCGCGCATTTCGAGTCGCGCTGCTTGATCCACGTGCGCTGAGCGCTCCGCAGATCGGTGCGCCTGTCGGGCGCCAGCATCGCCATGGAGGCCTGATAGGTCCGGTTTAGTTGATCGCCCTGCTTGCCGGTTTCCGTCGCGATGCAATCCAGCATTTCCACGGTGACGCCATTCGATTTCGACACGCAGACGTCGAATGCATGGCTGTATCCGCTGGCGACGATCGGTGCGGCGCTCTTAGCGTCGGCGGCCGGGTTCGCGTCGACTGCTTGCGCGTGGTCGTCCTCGCACTTGGCGGACGCAAGCCCTTGGAGCGTTTCCGGGCTGACGTCAAAGTGCTTGAATGCTGCCGTCACGACCAGGTCGATGTTGTATTCCTTCGACAGGCCGGCGAAATTCTTGCGGATGCTTTTCGTGACTTCGTCTTGCGGAACGGCCTTGTCACGTTGCGCCGCGGCGCTGAAGTACATCTGCCCCACTTCCACGCAGTTGTTAGCGGCGAACGCGTGGCCTGCCGTCAGGAATGCGGCAATGGCGATAATCAGGGGTTTCATTTGGCGGGTCTCTCTCGATCATTAGTTTTCTCGCGGTGCGCATGCAGTCGCGCGCGCAAAGGATAGCAAAGAAGGAGAAAAATACTATGCCGGGCAGGAAATGCATATTGGTTCTCGCGTGTGGTCAGGGTCGTTTGCCCGGTCTGACGCCGGGCTCTTGGCTTGTGGGCTGCGGCATTCACCGGACGGTTATCGGAACGTTCTCGTAACCGTGCCCCTGCCCGGAGGGTTTATTCACTCGACCGAGCATCTGGCATCCCATTGATACGAGATCGCATGCGGCGCGGCGCGTTCGCGTAGCGCTTGTTTGGATTAGCCGCTCGGCCCGCTTTCGGCACAATGCCGAGAGAGCAACGAGCAGAGCGGCGAGCGCGAGTATTACGGCGGATAACATCGTGTTCATAGGAGAATCCTTTCTTCGCTCCGTATCGGCAGAGCAGCCGTTTGGCCGGTGTTGGCCGCGTAGAGGCAGACAGGTCGTTGCTTTGTCCCTGATTCACCCTGCTCGACTAAGAATAGCCATAAAAGGCTACTTGTGCAAGTGTTGCGGTGCGAGAAATGTAACAAGGTTTGACTGAACACCCATTGCTCGTTTATTCGACGCACGCGTAACTCGCACTCAACGGCGGAAAAAGCCGGCACAGCGATCATCGGACAGGCGCACACAATAAGCCTCAAATAGGCCCTTTCCGATATGGATGACTTCCTCGCGCTTGAACGCGCTGCGCATGACGGCGCCTTTGGGCGCGACAACCACGCCCTACCGACGCCTGCGCAATGCGAAGCAGGCAACTATCGCAAGGGGCGTGTACGTCTGCACGGTCTCAACATCGCCATCGAGAATCCGCGCGGCTCGATTCGAAAAGGCAAGACGTCTGATGGGCGCGAGTGGGCGAACGTCATGGCAGCGCACTACGGGTACATCTGCGGCACGCTTGGCGCGGACGGCGACGAGGTCGATGTTTTCATTGGGCCCTACCCCGAGTCAAAGCGCATTTGGATCATAAATCAGGTGTTCGGCGGGAAATTCGATGAAACGAAGTGCATGCTCGGATTCGTCGATGCAGATAGCGCTCGCGCGGCTTACATGAACTCGTACACGCGCGACTGGACTGGCTTCGGCTCGATGGTTGCAATGTCGCTGGATCAATTCAAACAATGGCTTCAGGTCTCTTCGACCAAGCCGGCAGTGGAGAAACCCGTGGAAAAAATCCTTTGGTCCGGCGATGCACCGCGCGCCCTGACGTTCGATGCCGTCCTGTATCAGATCCGCCGGCGCGACTCCGACGGGCTGATCTTCGATGCAGTGACCGAAGGTGAGCTTTTGCAGGATGCCGATGAGGTGATGACGCTCGACGCCATGACCTCGCCGTATCAGCAGTTGCCGAAGCGCGCGCAATTGCTGATGAACATGATGAATCGCGTCGGCGATCCGCAGGTTACCGGCTTCACGATCACGCGGCCGTACCGCGTGCGCGGCGTCATCAACATCGCGGTCATCTATCGGCTGGCCGATGGCCAAACGATCACGGTCTACTTCCACACGGGCGGGAGCAATATCCGCGTGCAGCCCCAAGACGAACTCATTTCGTGGAAGTGGATGCTCAACAAGCTCGACGTCACGATCGCGGCGGCACCGGAGCGCGGCGTCGAACTCGACCTCCGCACCGTCGCGCGGCGCATCATGCAACTGGCGATCAAGAACAGCCCGACCTTCGCCAAGCAGAACGCGAAGAAGGCTGAAACGCTCGCGAACATCGAAGCCCTGAAAGGACAGATCACCGCGGCGGAAATGGAACTCGCCGACGTTCAGGCGCAGATCGCCGCCAAGCAGGAGGAGCAGCGCGTCGCGTTGGATCTGGAGGCGGCAAAGGTTGCGGCGAACAAACTCGATCCGGCTGAAGCGGCGCAATTGAGTGCGATCGGTGTGAGCGACGACGACCTCGCGAGCATCAAGCCGTACTCGAACTACGCCGCATTCGCCGCCGATCCCGCGAATCACGTGCAGGCAGTCGCGATCACGCGTCAGCGCGCGCTGGCGGTGCGCAATGCTCTGCGCGGTCGCGGTTGGATCGGTGAAATGTGGGCGCCGCTTACGCGCTCGCGCAACAACTCCCTGTACGGCGTGATGGTCAATCCGCTGGCGGACATGACGAATTTCTCGCTCACGCTAAACGTCCTGAACGAGATGGGTGAAGGCATCGTCGGCAGCGTATCGAACGATATGACGCTCAGCGTCGAAGAACTGGCAACGCATCTTGATGAAATGCTCGAGCCGGAAGCGGTCGCGGCAAGCGAGACTGCTGCTGACGTCGCGGTTCCGCCCGATGCGGCAGAGGTCATCGCGGCAGTAGTCGTAGCAGCGCAGGTTTCAGCCGACCCGACCGTGGTCTCGCCAGAACTGATTGCAGCGCTAGGCGATGCCCCCGATGAGCCAGTCGCCGAAGTCATTGCCGCGCCGGTCGAACCGCCGATCGCCGATCCCGTGCAGCCGCTGCCGGTCGCCGGCATGGATCCGTCCGACGATGGCAAGACTGGCGTCGTGATTCAGATTCAGGAGAATGGACTCGTCCCGCCGGCTGTCGCTGCGGAAGAAGCTGAAGGCGGTGCGCGCGCGGTCGAATCGCAACTGACCTACGATCTCAACTACCTCCAATCCGTTATTGACTGCACGGTCAATGCATTCACGGACGGCCTCGCGGAGCGCATTGAATCGATCATGCGCGCGCATCCGGAGAACCCTGAAATTCAGGCCAAGGCGAAATGCGCCATCGATGTCTACACGTGCGCCGTGCTGCAAGCCGCCCGAGCGTCGATGGATGCTGTCCAACAAGTTCCGGATCCGCTGCACGACACCCCGCCGGCGGGCGAGCGTGCGAACGAGCTCGAAGTCCAAGCCCCCGAGCAGGTTGCTGCTGGCGCGGTCGCGGTGCGTCAGGAGAACGGTAACGACTGGCCTACCCCGCCGACGTCGACGCCGGTTCCCGAAAAGTCCTCGCTCGATACGGCGCTTGTCGAGCCCGGCAACCCGACTGGCGTTCTCACCCCGCCCGCAGAGCCGGTGACGCCCGAGCAAGCTGCCGGCGCAAGCGGTGGCGTTCCGGTGCCTGCGGCTGCGGTTAGCGCCACGCTTGCCGAGCAGCCGGCCGCGCCCGACATGCCGTCGATCGATAAACCGGAGCCGGCGCTCGACACCGCGACGACAGAGGTAGCGCTGATCGAGCCGACTGAGTCGAACGCGGCTCCCGCCGGTCTCATCCAGATTCAGGAGAACGGCCAGAGCGAGCCGATTCTTGCCGAAGCGAAAGCCGAGGTAGGCGCTGAAATGCTAGTGACCAAGCCGAACGAGCCGATTGTCGTGGTAGACGTCGAGCCCGCGCCCGAAATCAAGCCGGTACCGGCTGCCCCGCCTGCTCCTGAAACACCGTCGGTCGTGGAATCTGACCCGCTGCCGGTGAGCGGCGACACGTCGACGCCGCTCGACGCTTCGGCGGTCGACGCGCCGCAGGCAGTTAAGGATGTGCCGAAGGCTGGCGACGCAACGACTACCCAAGTGTCCGACCCGCTGCACGATACGCCGCCGGTACCGGAGCAAGCCGCCGTCGATATCCCGCTCGATCCGGCGCAGGCGCAGGCCGAGAAGCCGAATGAAGTCGTTCAGCGCGAAGCCGATCAAGCGTATCTGGACTCGGTGATCGACGGCAGCGAGCGAGGCGAAAGCGGTCGCATCGGCGCGCTCTTCGAGTCTTACGAGAAGGATGGGCCCATGCTCGACAAGTGGCGCGAAGCGGTTACCGCCTTCACTGCGCGGATGAAATCGTAATGGACATCATGACGCAGCAACCCGGTGAAAGCCCGTTGCCCGACGCAATTCCGCTCGACGGCATCGCGCCGACACCGCCATCGCTCGTCGTGCGCGTGCAGACGGACCAGCCCATCAGCACCGGGCATGCGACGACCTCACTCGACAGCGCGAACATCGATCGCTTGCGGCGTGTCGCGGCACTCTCGCGCGCAATCTGCGGCATCAGTGCCGCCACGGGCCCGCTCGACAGATTGCAGGCGGCGGCCCGCGTGCGCTGGATCGTTGAGCATCCTGAAAAGGTGGAAAACGGTGGCCCGTAGCGTCTGGGTACGCTCATAACATTCGTTTGTCTCCTTCTCGTTTCTGACGAGAATTCGCCCCGGCTCTGCCCGGGGTATTTTTTGGGCGAGCGGAAAAAGCCACGCATGGGTCCGCATGCCGGTGCCGACAATGACTGGCACACTTCGGAACCCTATGCCCCATGCCGGATGACCAAAAAGGCCTCCTAAAGCGTATCGGTAACGCCGCGAAAGGTTTCTTTTCGAAGGCCGACAAAGACGCGCAGGAAATCAATCAGGCCGAAGCCCTCGCCTATGACGGCGGCAGTTCCATCTCGACTCTGCTCGGCAGCGGCCGGCGCATGGCGCGCTCGCGTCAGCAGATCTATCAGAAGTGGTCGTTCATGGAGGGCGATGCAGTCGTGTCGAGCGCGCTGCGCCTTCACGTCACGTCGGCGTTGGGCGGCCACGAAACGACCGGCGACGTCATCTTCATCGAGAAGACTCCCGAGACCGAGAAGAACAAGCAGCTGGCCGGCATCGTTGACGAAATATCCGCAGACCTCGCGCCGCTCCTGAACAAGATCGCATACACCGCGGCCTATAACGGCACAGCGTTCGGCGACGCATTCGCGCGCATCTACGCTGAAAAAGGCGTGGGCGTCCGCGACCTGTACGTGGATGAACTTGTGCGCCCGCCGATCGTGCAGGCGTACGAACGCGGTTCTCAGACGGTTGGCTTCGTCGTGTATGCCGGCAAGAACAGCCAGGAGCGATTGACGGTCGCGCAGATGGCGCGCCTCAAGATGCCCCGTCAACTTTGGGTGCCGCAAAACTCCGTCATCGAGAAGTCGTTTCGCATTGCCCTGCTCGAGGACGACGTCGACGCGCTCCCTATCCTGCCCTCGTCCGTCGGCGGTTCATTCCTGTTTCAGGCCGAAGAGTCCTACGACAACATGCTCGCGTCGCTGCTCGGCCTCGTTGCGCAGCGGTGGATGGATTCCATCGACGAGCAGATGGTCGGCGTGAATCTGGAGTCGATGACGTCGGATGAGCAAAAGCGCTATCTGGACTCCATCATCAAGATGCTCCAGTTGTCGAAGGAGCGCGCAGCAAACGCGGTGAGTGCCGGTCAGCCGGTGATGGAGCGTATCCGCCACATCATTCCTGTGTCGAACGAGAAACAGGTCGTTCGAATGGACACGATGAATCAGGGCCGCAGCTCGAACATCACGATCGATGACGTGATGCTTCACGCAAAGTTGCTGGCTGGCGCGCTCGGCACTGATCTTTCGATGCTCGGTTTTGCCGAACTGTTGTCGGGCGGACTTGGCGACGGCGGCTTCTTCCGTACGAGCGCGCAAGCGGCCGAGCATGCGCGCGTCATCCGAATTGCCCTGTCGGACTTCATTGAATGGATCATCGACGTCCACACCATGCACCGGTACGGCATGGTGTTCCCGGCCGCCAAGAAGCCGTGGCGCGTTAATTTCTACGGCTCTATCTCGGCGCTCGAGACTGAGCGCCAGAAGACCGAGCAGGACGCGATGGCTTCCGGCGCCACGCTGATTCAGGTTATCCGCGACCTGAGAGACATGAATGCGTCGAAGGAATTCATCATCCAGTTCCTCATCAAGCGAATGAAACTCGACGAGGACGAAGCGAAGCTCTACGCGCAGATCGCGGACCAGCCGCCCCCAGTGGGTGCATTCGGCAATATTCCTATGGCGAACGACGAGCCACCGGCAAAGCCCGCCAAACAGCCAGCGCGCGAGGATGCCTGATGGGTCTCTTCGATACGATATCCACGCAGGCAACCGGATTCGCGCTAAGCGAACTGAAGGCAGTTATTCCGCCGAAGATCAGTTCCGCGGTGACAACCGGCACCAACGCGCTGAACCAGATCGCCAACGGGAATTTCCTTGGCGCCGCGGCGACCATTGCAACCGCTTTCGCAGGTCAATTCCCGCTAGGCGCAGAGGTTGCGACGCAACTCTATTTCCAGAATACGCCGACGCCGCTATTCGGCGGCATCACGCCGTCCGAGGCAAAACAGATTTATGCGGCTGTTGCGGCCCTGCAGATCGCAAAGAAGAACCTGTTTCTGGTTGAGATCAAATCCGTCAACCCGCGGAACACCTTTTTCACCACGGGGCCGGCCGCACTTTATGCGCAGGGAAACCGCGCACTCAATCTGTTCGTTACCGATCTCGAGTACGCCCCGGCCACGATTTCGGGTGACAAACATCGCATCGGCTCCGCTTCAGTGGATAGCGTCGGCGGCTTCGAGCCGATCGAGTTGCGAATGACTGCAATCGACGACGTTATCGGCACTGTCAAGTCGTGGATGCAATACCAGTGCAGCCTCGTCACGAACGCCGATGGCACCGTCGGCGTGCCGAACGATTACCTGGTCGAGATTCGCGTCTTGCACTCGTTCATCACGAACGATTCGAACCCGGGCGGCTACGAAGACACCCTCATCATGCGCCCGGTCAGCATTAGTTCCTCGCTGTCGCGCCGCGAGGATACGGTGCAGGAATTGCAACTGTCCTTCACGCAATTTGATACGTTCATTAGCTAAATGGCACTTAAAAGCGACGCCTACGGTTTTCTGGTTGGTGCGCCCGTTGAATGGGGGCGCGCCCTTCAAGTCTTCACCGAAGTCCGTGATGAGATTCGCGGCCTCCGGAGCGATATCGCTGGCGGTGCGAGCGTCAAGGCGCTTGAGCGCGCGGCAGACGCAGTTAGTCGGCAGGCCAAGGCCATCGCGCGCACGACCACGTCGACCGCTTCGACTCGCGCGCCGAAAGCAACGCCGGCTCCGCGAGCATCGAAGCCTGCGGCAACTCCAACGCGCGCTGCTCCGGTGCGCGGGTCGAATGGCCGTTTCGCGTCCGCCGCTGCGTTAAAGGCTAGTCCGCCCAAGGCTTCCGCAACAGTACAGCACGCACCTCAAAGTACAGCAAGGCCATCGAACGGCGTGCAGATTATAGATCGCTCATCTCTTGGTAACCGAAGGGATGCAGATGCGTTCTCCGATGAGACGCGCTCAACTGTTTCGAAAGCAATAGCCAGTGGTAAGAAGGTCTACTACTTTATTGAAGGAAAGCCATTTGAAATAGTTTCCGCAGCGGGGGGGCGCCTGAGGGATGCCAAGGGGCAGCAATGGGGTTTGTCGGATCTAATGATGCCGCTTCCAGGCGACCACAACCGGCTGGAAATTCGCGATGCAAATTCGCCTGCCCCCTCCCGCGACCAAAGCAGATTTCATACCGCGCCAGGCGCGGCTTCTGCCGGCACG